TCACAAAAATTAGACGATATTGAAAAGAAGGTTGATGACAATGCAAGAACTGTCTCAATCATAAATAAAGTAGTTTACGTAATTTCTGTTGCCATAATAGGTGCAATTGTAAATTACTTCTGGATGTAACGGAGAACATTAATGAAAACATCTGATATAAAAAGACTAGGTGAAGCTTGGTTAAAGGTTACATCTGGTGAATCCCTTGAAGAGGCCAAGAAACTTGACCCTGTTAACGACAAGGAAAACGACAAAAAATTCAAAGACCGTAAGGACAAAGACATTGACAATGATGGCGATGTAGATAGTTCTGACGAGTATCTCCACAAGAGACGCAAAGCAACTGACGATGCGATTGACGGTGGTAAGAAACCAGCTAAGAACGAAAAGTTAAAGAAAGAAAACGAAGACGAAGAAGAGTCTGACGAACCTAAGAAAAAGAAACCTTTCCCACCTAAGAAGGATGGTGAAGAAAAGGATTCTGAAGAAGGTGAAGAGTCTGAAGAAGAAGACGAAGAAGAAAAAGAAGAAATGCCTAAAGTTGCTGGTAAGAAAGATGACAAAAAGAAAGTCACATCTACAGCTAAGACTCCAGAAATTTCTAAGATTGGTGAAGAATTAGATTTAGTTGACGCAATCAAAGACCTACATCAAATGTGGGAATCTGCTGCTAAACAACAGAAGTCTAATGCAACTAAACCTGAAGAGATTGATTCTAAAGATTCTCCAAAAGCAAAAGAATTTACTTCTGCACATAAGAAGTCTGAAAAGAAATATGAAGACGAAGAAGAGAAAGGACATGATGTAACTTTCAAGGCACAAGGTGGAACTAAACCTAAGTCTGGTAAACGTCCTCAAGACAATCCAAAAGGTGATACTAATATCGTTAAGTCAACTGAAGCACCTGCTAAAAACATTAAAGAAGGTGCAGTAGTAGTTGACGCAAATGCTCAAGAAGGTTCTGTATCTTTAGTTGATATGGCAAGAGAACAACTTGCAGGTAATATCAAACACGATAAAGAAAAAGAAAAGAATCCTTTTGACGCAAGAACTAAGAAAGCAAAAGAATTTCTTGAAAGAATGTCAAGAAGAAGGTAAGAATTATGGCACTTAGACTATTAGGAGCACAATCCGCATTAGGAGTTGGAACTGGAAACGGTTCTAACTTCGCCAATGCATCCGCAGTACGTGTAGTAAACCCTAGTGCATCAAACTATGTTGTTTCAGTAGAAACTTCTGGTAATGTTCTGATTGGTTCGTTTACACTTTGTGCTGGCGAATCTGAGATTATCTACAAAAGTACTACAGACGAAATATTTGCTGCTAATGCCGCTGTCTTAGGTGCTTCTGTAGGATTCAGTCACTAAGGAGATATTATGACTATAAAAGCCCCCAACTGGTGTGAAAACGCAGTCCCAACATTAAATGGATGGGAAGACCCTGATACTGGAGAACTATACGTCTCTGGTGGATTCACCCAAGAACAGATTGATGAATTTCACGGTGTTAAACCTAAGAAAATTCTAAAAGAAGTTCCAAAACCTAAAAATAACTTTAAGAAGACTGCTCAAGTTTTAACTGAAGCGCCTATTGGTAACAAGTCTCTAGAAGAGATGACCAAAGTAGAGTTAGAAGCATTAGGTCGCCAACACGGTATTGAACTAGACCGTAGAAAGCATAAACAAACATTGATTGAAGAAGTTAGTCAAGTCATTGACAATTAATTAAAGGGGACACATCGTCCCCTTATACATAACTATATGATGAAACTGACAAAAGACAATATTGTTTTATATGCTGCCCAGAACTATCACAATCCTAAATGTATTGATAGTGACGAGTTCTTTGAAGACTTAAAAAGATTTAAATATATCAAACGATTACTCAATCGTTATAGAGACAATGACGTATTGTCAGAACGTCTCATTCTCAATCACCTTATAGTTATATTCAATGTATTTGGTTATGAGGCAGGATTAAATATCCTAGAACTCAAGATTGAACTAGAACATTGGGGTGTACTCAAACCCTTTCTAATTTTTCTCAAAGCAATAAAGAACACTGAATATACCAATATTGACATGGATAAAACAGTAGTAGAAGCTTTGAGAGAAATATGATAACCCCTGACGAATCACGTTGTGGAGACTGCACCGTATGTTGTGAGATTATGGGATATACTGGTGATTGGAAGTTTGCAGACCGATACAACGAAGCAGAAAAGTATGGTGTAGATTATGGTGCGTGGAATACCTGTAATAAACTCTGCGATACTGGGTGTTCTATTCACGAAGACAAACCACGCATATGTCAAGAGTTTTGGTGTTCTTATATTGAACACGACTTAGAAGACCACTATAGACCAAAAGACTTTGGATTTGTTGCTCATAAAGATAAAGGTCAACTTGGTATTCTATCAATGGACAAGACATTACCACCAGAGATTCAATATCATAACAACAAACAAAAACTAGACACATTGGTTGAAGAGATATTAGTGAGTGAAGGTAAAGAAATGTCTGTATGGTTATATACTAAACAAGGTGAATTAAAAATACGATGAAGTTCTTTATCTGCGATGACGGTAATAAGTTTACCAAAAAGACTCTTTGTGATACCTATGGTAAATGGGTATTTTTTCACGATGACAAAGTGTCTGTCTATAAAGGAAAAGACTTCATTGTCCTTTACTCTGGATATTTGATTGAGGGTGATATAGAAGAAGTCGCTTCAGACTTTAGTTTTCACGAAGCAAACGGAAACTTCTTTGCAGTCAAACTGACCAAGACCGATTATGAAATATCAATAGATTATTTTCAAAATCATAAAATATTTACTGCGGACAAATATGGAATTGAGATTACTAATTATTTACCATATATGACAATCAAAGAAGAAGATATTGTCCGAAAAGAAATCCAATATGATTACAATCAACGTGAGTTAACACCGAGAGAAGGTTTAACTTTTTTTGGTCATATTCAATCGTTTCTTCCTGTATATAATTATCTGCAAGATTGTAAAGATGCATTCCGACAAGAGGTTTGGAATCCAGACGAACTTACTGATTATATTCACGAGTGTATGACTCAACACTCACAATTAATAAAAGATAATTATAAGAATCGTTTTATATCTTTGAGTGAAGGAATAGATTCTGCGGTTCAGTCTCAATATTTTAAAGACGACCCACAATATGTTTATACCGTATCTCCGTGTGATGCAGGTAAAGAAGGACTTGAGTATAAACAAATTGCAGCCAAAAACTTTCCAAACTCAATTCTCTGGACATATGAGTGTAAAAAGAATATAGAATATACCCATAGATTTTTAAGAGATTCGTCTACTCGTTGGTGTGCTATTCTACCGACTATGATACAGATAGAGGAAGCAAATCCTGATATTGTTCTCTATGGTGTTAATGGTGATGAAATGTTTTTCCGTGATTTGTTTCCACACCTACATTTATTACATTTAAAATATTATAGTAAGAGTAAAGCTTATATTGAGAACAAGATTATGGAAGATATGGAGAATAAAAGAAATCATTACGGTGCTTGTTATTCTCTTGGAAGGAGAGGAAAAAAAATAAAGCATACTGACCAAACGAGCTTTGATTTCTTCAAATATAGTACTACAGACTCTTCATTAAATTATTATATTAACAATTGGTTGACTTCTGAGAAAGACTATGGTAAAATAGAATTTGATATGTTGCACCTTATAACACCGAAGTTATATACACGGTCAATTAGTTGTAATAATGATGTACTTACTGCATCACTATATAATGATAGAAGAATTTACCACGAAGTGTTTAAAATTAATAATAAGTGGTTAGAAGAGAATGCAATGGATTCTCCTATTCAGAGAAATATATTGAAAAAGTTTGATTATGAGTTTGTAACACCACATAAAGATGTGTTATCTGCTAACTATTCAGACATATATGAAAACATTTTTAATGCAACTGTACCTCACTGTATGGAACAAAACATATAAATAAGACTATGGGAATATTAAAATCAGCAGCAGACTTAGTTTATACGATTCGTTTCTTGAAACTATTGGTTACTCCGTTTGAGAAGACCGAAGCATTCAAGGCAGGTATTATAGACAAAGACGGTAAAAAGAATAAGGACTTCAATACGAATAGTACTGATGACCGTGAAGCATACCGTTCTCACTATACACCATTCCATCGTCTTGTATATAATCTAAAACGTCTAATGGCAAAAGTGCCTGGCGGTCAATCAGTTGTTGCACGTTATGGAGCAGCACTCGCTCTTATCAAAGAACACGGTGAATTAAGTGATAAGAGATTAATGGAAATCCACGAAGAGACTGGGATTGACATTCTTGACGTTCTTGCTGAAGAGTCCCAATGGTTTATCCTAGATGACAAACAAATGTCGCCTGGGGTCTATCGTATTAAATATGATACTATAACAACACAATGCGAAGACATTGTAAAGAAAGACGACAAAATTAGAATAATAGAATCTGAATCCTATCCTATTGCAGAAATACTTGGATTAGATATCTATAAAGGAATACACATGAACTCTAATCAGACAGTGTATTTCTCTACAGGGGAGATAACTCGATGAAAGGTTTTAAAAACTGGTTTGAAGAAGAAATGACTGCTACAGGTGCAGTCGCAGGTGCAGGTGACGATAGTAGTACTGTTCCTGTCTATCTTGATAAGAAAAAGAAAAAGAAACCTGAAATAGTTAAACGATTTGAGAAACTTGAAATGACAATCGCAGATAGACAAAGAGAAAAAACTAAGTCTCAACAGAAAGCACATCAAAAAAGAATGATGAAGTCTGCAAGAGATTCTATTAAAAAATATGAGAAGAGTAGGAGTAAATAATGTTAAGTGGATTACTTGGTAGTGTATTAGGATTTAGTGGGTCTGTTGTCCCTGCAATCACTGAACACTTTAAAACAAAATCAGACAACAAATTTGAATTACAGAAAATGGAAAAAATGGCAGAACTTCGTGCTGCTGGTTTTGACCACGAAATGAAAATGTTTGAAACCCAAGCAAGGGACAACGAACACGAAAGATTGATACAACACGATATCTCTATTAACCAAGGAACAGGTTTTATTGCAGGACTACAAAAGTCTGTCCGACCAGTCATTACCTATTGTTTCTTCGGTCTCTTTGCGGTTATTGAAATCACTCTACTAATGGAAGCATTAGAGAAGGGTTCAGATTTCAGTGAAGCAATCAATATCCTCTGGGATGACGATACGAAGGCAATCTTTGCCGCTATTATATCATTCTGGTTTGGGTCTCGTGCAATAGATAAGTCTCGTAGAAAATAAAACTTGACTTTTTACCCTGACTAGGGTATACTACACAAACTGAAAAACTCAAGTGTGATATATACTATTACGCTCTGAAAAACTATACTCTATGGAAAAATAAATGCCCGTAAAAATTGATAAGAAGAAGGACAAACTGCTAGCAGAATACGCAGTTGGAATGTTAAAAGAATTCTACCTAAATGATTATGAAAAAAGTCCCCAAGAGGGATTCGCAAGGGCATCAACCGCATGGAGTAATGGAGACGAAGAACTCGCACAACGTCTATACGACTATGTGTCTAATAAGTGGTTTATGTTTGCGTCTCCTGTATTATCCAATGCACCCAACGGTCACGACATAAAAAGTAAAGGAATGCCTATCTCGTGTTTCCTTACCTATGTTCCTGACACTCTAGAAGGACTTATAGGTCACTCATCTGAACTACGGTGGTTATCCGTTTATGGTGGTGGTGTCGGTGGACACTGGTCTGACGTAAGAACTGTATCAGACATTGCACCTGGCCCGATTCCTTTTCTACATACTGTTGACGCAGATATGATTGCATATCGTCAAGGTAAAACAAGAAAAGGTTCTTATGCTGCTTATATGGATATCTCTCATCCAGATATTGTAGAGTTTATGAATATGCGTATCCCTACAGGTGACGTACAACGTAAAGCATTAAACCTACATAACGCAATCAATATTACTGACGAGTTTATGGAAGCAGTAATCAATAATACAGACTTTGATTTGCGTGACCCAAAGAACAACGAAGTAAAAGAAACTGTTAATGCACGTAAACTCTGGGAACGTCTTCTAGAGATTCGTTTCCGTACAGGTGAACCTTATCTAAACTTTATTGATACAGCAAACAACGCTTTACCTCAACCACTAAAAGACAAAGGATTAAAGATTCACGGTAGTAATCTATGTAATGAGATTCACCTACCAACCTCTGACGATAGAACTGCGGTATGTTGTTTATCGTCACTTAATCTAGAATACTATGACGAGTGGAAGGACACTACTATTGTTCGTGACATCATTCGTATGCTTGATAATGTGCTTCAATACTTTATTGAGAATGCACCTGATACTATTACTAGAGCAAAGTATTCCGCAGAAAGAGAAAGAAGTTTAGGTCTTGGTGCAATGGGATTCCATTCTCTATTACAGAAACACGGAGTTGCGTGGGAGAGTGAAGCTGCAAGGGATATCAACAGAACTGTATTCCAACATATCAATGAAGAAGCACATAAAGAAACTGAATTACTTGCAGAGGAACGAGGAGAGTATCCTGACGGTATTGGTTCTGGTAAAAGAAACTCACACCTTCTTGCGATTGCTCCTAATGCCTCGTCTGGTGTAATTCTATCAACCAGTCCTTCTATTGAACCATTGAAAGCGAATGCATATACTCATAGAACACGTGCAGGAAGTTTCTTGGTAAAAAATAGATATTTAACCGAGTTACTAAACGAAAAAGATATAAATAATGATTCGACTTGGACTTCAATCATTACGAATAAAGGTTCTGTTCAACACCTTCCTGAACTAACTGAAGGTGAGAAAGCAATCTTTAAGACTGCGGATGAACTTGACCAAGACTGGGTAATTACTCACGCTTCAGAGCGTCAAGAGTTTATTTGTCAAGGACAGAGTGTTAACCTGTTCTTCCCAGCTGGTTCTGAGAAGTCTTATGTAAACAAAGTGCATTTGAATGCGTGGAAGAAAGGACTCAAGGGTTTATACTATCTACGTACAGAAGCAAAACAAAGAGCAGAGAACGTATCGGAAAAAGTAGAACGTGTCGCCCTTCAAGGTGATACTCGTACTATCATCTACGGTAAAGTAGATTGTCCGTTTTGTTCTATGGCAAAGGAAGAACTCAAGTTAAGAGGTATTCCATATGATTATATTAACCTGAAAGATATCGGAAAAACTGCTGCCGAGGTTACAGGTCGTAAAGTCAAAACAGTCCCTCAAATCTATATTGAAGGTGAGTATGTTGGGGGTTATGACGAACTTATGGTATATTTAAATCAACCAGTAGAAACAAACGAAGGCGATGAATGTCGTGCTTGTGAGGGATAACAATGCTATTAGAATTTAGTAAAACATATAAACCGTTCTTGTACCCTTGGGCGGTTGAACTTGTAAAGAAACACGAAGAGGTACATTGGGTAGAAGACGAAGCAGAACTTTCTGAAGATATCCAAGATTGGAGAACTAAACTAACCGAAGAAGAAAAAGAATTTATTACCCAAGTATTAAGATTGTTTACTCAATCAGACGTACAAGTAGGTGAGAACTATCACGAACTCTTGATTCCTCGTTTTAAAAACAACGAGATTCGTAATATGTTATCTTCCTTTGCAAACCGTGAAGGTGTACACCAACGTGCATATGCATTGTTGAATGATACTCTGGGTTTACCTGACGAAGAACATCACGCATTCCTTGAATATAAAGAAATGGCAGATAAGATTGACTTTATGAAGGAAGGTGATATCAACTCTTTAACTGGTCTTGCTTTAGTACTTGCACAATCAGTATTCAACGAAGGTATGTCATTGTTTGCGTCCTTTGTAATGTTATTGAACTTCCAACGTTTCGGTAAGATGAAAGGTATGGGAACAATCGTAGAATGGTCTATCAGAGACGAAACTCTACACGTACAAGGTAATGCAAAACTATTCCGTGAGTTCTGCGAAGAACATCCACGTATCGTAAATGACGAACTTAAATCTAAAATCTATCAAATGGCAAAGAATGCTGTTAAGTTAGAAGACCGATTCATTACTCTTGCATACAAGTCTGGTGATATCGAAGGTCTATCTGAAGAAGATGTGAAACAATATATTCGTCACATTGCAGACCGTAGATTATTACAATTAGGAATGAAACCAAAGTTTGGTGTCAAAGATAATCCACTACCTTGGTTGGACTGGGTATTGAATGGTGCATCGCACGATAACTTCTTTGAGAAACGTGTAACTGAATATTCAGTAAATGGTATGGAAGGTGATTGGGGTTGGGATGAAGAAGTAAGTGTTGCCTAGTGGAAGAAGAAAACACATACATCTTAGAATGTAGTCTTTGCGAAACTCAAGTAGAAGTTACAGTCAAAGATAGTGAAGAAGAACCTCAATACTGTCCTATGTGTGGTGTTGATATAGAATAGATATATACCTTTATGTGGATATATGAAGGTAAAGAGTTTGACCCTGAAGAAGAGTTCTTGGAACAATACCAAGGATTTGTTTATTGTCTGACAGAATTAAGTACTGGTAAAAAGTATATTGGTAAGAAGTTTTTCTGGAAACCTAAGATACTTCCTGTTACGAAAACAAGAAAAAGACGCAAAAGAACAAGGGTTCAATCTGACTGGCGGAAGTACTATGGGTCGTCAGAAATGGTAAAAACACTCGTAGAAGGGGGTCAGGACTTCCAGAGAGACGTTCTAAGACTATGTAGGACAAAAGGTGAGTGTTCATACTACGAGGCAAAACTACAATTTGAATATGACGTTTTGTTGAGTGACGAGTATTATAATGAGTTTATAGGATGTAAGATTCATGCCAAGCATATCAAAAGATAATTATTGGGGCACATTAAAGAATAACGGTGTATTGAATCGTCAAGTTATAGGTGGACGATACGGTTTTGTTTATGACGGTCAAGAGTATAAAGACTTTTATTTGTTGACCAATGAAATGAAATGGCGACTGCGTGATGCAGGTGCAAAGAAAGGTGATTTGATTACCATTTCTATTATGAAGGTCAACCTACAACACATTGCTTCTTTGATTGCGTGTGCAGAACTAGGATTAAGAATATTCATATTAGATAGTCCTGCGACCAAAGAATCCCTTCCTTTTACTAAACTTGCACTTCACGGCCCAAGTGATTACTATATCTACAGTTCAAAAGAAGATACCACTAAAATATATAACGGTCTTCATGACGAAATGATGAAACGATACGGTGGTGTTGGTATTGATTGTGAATCACCTGCGTCTTCTGACAATGACTTTAATCACGAATATCATGATTGTGACTTTCCTAAAGTATTACCTACCGACCCACTATTAGTTAGTTCTACTTCTGGAACAACAGGAAAATCAAAACCAATCACATTCTCACACCAAGAAGTAATGGGTATATCAATTCGTAATATTCATACATTCTGGTTTGTGCAGAATTCAAAAGTAGTTCATTCCAGAAATCTACACCACGCATCAGCAATGTTAACTCACCTATTACCTGCATTGTTTTTTTGTTATGGTCATAGTTCATTTGCAATTGGTCACGACTTGAGTGCAGAAGAAGACGTTGACCGATTGATAGGATTAAGAGACTTATTAGAAAACCCTCCTTCTAATATAATGATACCCAACAAATCAGAACTCTATGACTTTCTTGAAACCTTTGGTGGTAGATTCAAAAGAACAGTCAATATCAATATGTGTGGATTTGCATTAGACGAAGAGTTTGTAGAACTTGCAAAAGAATATAATGTTCTATTTCAATCACATTACGGTAGTATTGATACTGCAATTCCATTACTGGTAAATTATGTTGGAGAACACGATAAGATTATTCCGAATAGTCTGGGTATATTACCAGACGATTTCTACAAGACTACTTTAGAGAATGGTCGTATGAAAGTAGAACACGAGTGGTGGGACGAACCACGATATATGGAAGACGAACTAGAACTGATAAACGAACAATATATAATACATCCGAAACCAAGAACTGAGATAGAAATACCAGAGGGATTTGATATTACACCTTTCTATCAAGATACTAAACTTAATTATGAACAACTAAGAGGACATTTGAGTGTTACATCGTAATCTTATAAAAGACGACATTAAAATTGATAATATGAACAAAGAAGAGTTTTGTGTTATGATTAATCAGTTTAAACACTTACTCATACAAAACGGTGTTAGAAAAGGAGAAGTAACTAGTGTTCAAATACCTAAAGTAGACGCAACCAACCTTGCAGCTGTATTTGCGTGTATAGAATTAGGATTACCTTTGTTCATTATTCCTGATGCAGTTTTTGATGTTAAAACTAAAGCAAACGAAAGGATTAATAATCTAACCAACGAAGAATGGTCTGGAGACAACTGGCCAGTTAATCGTTTAACTACAATAGACCAAGAATTCATAAAGAATAGTAAAAGTGAGAAAATGGTGGGTGGTTGGATTGGTCTCTGGATGATGATACAAAAACAAGTATCAAAGAACATTGACGCACGAGTAGTACCTGAAGAAAAGGATAACATTGAAATCTGGGGAGTCAATGAAAACGATACTGCATTTATTAATAGTGACGGAGAACTATTGAGACTTATGGGTTTCTTATCTCCTGAAGGTGAACCATTTAAGTTTATATCTCATAAAGAAACAATCTATAATGCAAGTCGTATGAATTATTATTATGAAAATAAGAATGTTGGACTTGGGACTGCATATCATCATTTTAATTCATTTGAACGAAGTATCTTACCTGCACTTATGACTGCGAAGTCTGTACAAGGTGTTATGATTATTCCACCGTCAATCTATGGTGAGGAAATGTCAACCATAGTTGCAAAAAGAAATATTCCAAAACTAAAAACAGTAGACGTAGTTTATGGAATACTAGACGATTCATTAGAATTACTGTTTAACATTATGTCCGAAAACAAAGAAGACTTTGACAATACTCTAGAGATTGTCCCTCGTGAAGGACAAAAATATGATAGTAGACACATTGAATGGGAACAAAAATTTAATGTAAAATTTCTCTAAAAGGGCTTGACAAAAGGTGTTCTTGTTGTTATAATAAGTGTATAATTTGAAAAGAAAGGAGAAAATTATGAGTAACTTAAATAACGATTTTATTTGCGACAGAGTAATTTCTGACGCAATTGACATTGTAGACGAAATGTCTGATATTAAGGTTAAACAAGTTCTTCACTTAAACTTTGGTATTAATATTCCAATGTGGAAACTTAACCTTGACGAAGCAAGAGATTTCTTGATTTCTAGGATTTCAGAACAATTACTTGAGGAGTCTGCATAATGTTAACATTTAATAAAGAAGTTGGTTATCCAACAAACCAAGAGAAAGGTGTTTTTGTTGAGTATCTACTCTCATTCTATAGTGATAAACCTGAGTGGGACGCAGTTTACCCTGAAATTGGTATGGGTTCTCTTGACGCAGTAGAGTGTATGGAAATGTACTTAGGAGGACACTACGAGAGTGTTTCGACCAAAGGTGAACATTTATGGGGTGGTGGAGACTCCATTGACAGAGAAAATGTTAGAGATATCTTTTTGTCATTTTCTGCAAAAAGTGCTTGACAAAGAGTGTTCTCATTGTTATAATAATATAGTAATTTAAAAAGAAGGAGTTTAATTATGGCGTATGTATCTCAAGAAGATAAAAAGAAACTTGCGGTTGGAGTAAAGAAGGTCGCAAATAAGTATGGATACAAAGTATCTTTAAGTGTTAACAATCATTCTACTTTGGTTGCAAAAATCAAAGGTGCAGAGGATATCTTAGAAGAGTATTGTGAAGTTCAAATGACACCTGATAAGGTATTGGAAAGAGAAGTAAAACACTATACGTTTAGTCCTGTCGAAGTTTTTGAAAACGCAAGTAAGTGGGGACATAGAGTTAATGAATACTGGATTCCTGAAAACTACGGTGAAAAAGGTACTGCATTCTTAAGTGAAATGAAAGACGCAATGGAAGGTGAAGATTTCTTCTGCGAAGACGATTCAATGACAGACTACTTCCATAGAAGTCACTATATAGAAATGGTATTAATGACGTGACAAAGAAATTAACAAAAAAAGAAATTCTAAAAAAGAAAGGTGCAATCGAAGAATATGTACAAGTTTCTAAGGAAAGATTAGAAAAATATACCCTAGAGGGTGACGAACAGGGAATTGCAACTGCGATTTACCTCATTAATGAATACGAAGAAATGTTAGAAGAATTTTGTAATTATTACAAGGTTTAAAGAACTTTCTACGTATATATAATATAAGAGAGAAAATATGGAAAAAGAAGTCTTTGAAATCTTTGAGGATTTTACAAAGTTGAAAAATAGAAAAGACAAGATATCTTTTCTAAGAGAACAGGGACAAAAAGTTCCTGCAATTAAAGACGTAGTTAGAGGTTGCTTTGACAAACGTCTAGAGTTCCTTCTACCTGAAGGTAAACCACCTTACACACCCAACAGACCTGAAAGTGTTCCGTCTAGTTTACGACAGTTACACCGTCAGTTTGGCAACTATGTCAAAGGTGCAAGGTCTGACGGTATGCAACAATTTCAAATCGAGAACCAGTTCATTCAGATGCTTGAAAGTATTCACGCAGAAGATGCCCTGATTGTTCTTGATATGGTGGCAAAGAAACCACCAGTCAAAGGATTGACGAAGAAGATAGTAGAGGAGGCGTTTCCAAATCTAATATCTTGATTCTCTTTTGTTATGTTATTTTAACCCCATAATAACAGGAGCAAATATATGCCAAGAAACCAAATAGAGAGATTAAAGAGTGACAGTCGTGAACTTGATAACTATATCCACCGTCTCAAGAAAAAAGGACGAGACAACCTTGCTCACAAGTTAACGATAAAACAGACACTTCTTAATCAAACTATTGCCGAGTTACATACTACTCATAATCTAGCATAATAAGGTAGGTGGTCAAAAGTCTCGTAGGGGTGCATTAGCACCCCTTCGTCATTATAGATAAATAATATTATGAACTATTTAACACTATTGAAATCAAAACTACACGGTGTTGTATGCACCGAAACAGATTTAGACTACGAAGGTTCTATTCTGATTGACGAAGACTTGATGGATAAAGTAGGAATCCGCATATACGAACAAGTAGACGTTTACAATAAAACCAACGGTAACAGACATACAACCTATGCATTACCTTTACCCAGAGGTTCAAATAAAATATCGGTTAATGGTGCAGGTGCTCATTTAACTAATGTCGGAGACGAACTCATAATTTGTGCATATATAAGAAAAGACTATACGTATGCAACAGGTCACGAACCTAAAATTTACATTGCAGAGAAAACTTAATGCCATTATATACAATTATCAATAATAAAACTGGAGAGACCGAAGAGGTTATGTGCAGTTATGATAAACTACAAGAACGTTTAGAAAAGAATCCTGACGAACAACAACAGATTGGTGCTCCCAATCTAATCACTCATACTGGTAATGTTATTAATAAAACAAGTGGTGACTGGAAAAATCTAATACAAAATATCAAGAAAGGTTCTGGAAAAGGAAATAGTATCAAATCATGACAATGAAACGTCTTAAAATTGACCACTTGTTATCCTATGAACCTATTACAGAAAATCAACAACACGCATATGATTCTTGGGAAGAAGGAGACCATTTAGTTTTATGTGGTTCAGCTGGAACAGGTAAAACTTTTGTTGGTATGTATCTTGCACTCCAAGATGTTATGGACAGAAAATACGACCAAGAGAAACTTGTTATCGTAAGAAGTGTTGTTCCGACAAGAGAGATGGGTTATCTGCCTGGCAGTATTGAAGAAAAGGTTGACGCTTATACCGCACCTTATCGTGCGATTGCGACAGAACTCTTTGACGAAAAGAAAGCATACGAACAACTAGAACAACAAAATAAGATTGAGTTTCTCTCTACTTCATATATTAGAGGAACAACTCTAGACAATTGTGTTATCTTAGTTGACGAAATGCAGAACTTAACTTATCACGAATTAGATAGTATTATTACAAGGGTAGGACACAACAGTCGTATCATCTTTAGTGGTGATTACTATCAATCTGATTTAACCAAAGAATCAGATAAAAAAGGTATTCTTGACTTTATGAATATCATAGAAGTTATGAATAATTTTAGAACCATTGAATTTGGGTGGGCAGATATTGTTCGGTCAAAGTTTGTCAGAGACTATATAATGACAAAGGAAATGGTTGAACGAGGAAACATTAAATGAAACTAAGTAAAAATTTTACCCTTGACGAGTTTACTAGGTCAATGACCGCAACTCGTTTAGGTATTGATAACACACCAAAAGACGAACATCTTGAAGCTGCGAAAGCATTATTTGAGAATGTAGTACAACCTATCAGAGAACACTTTGGTATTACTCGGATTAGTTCTGGATATAGAAGTCCTGCACTAAACGAAGCAATCGGTGGTTCTACTAGGTCTCAACATAGTAAAGGTCAAGCAGTTGACTTTGAATGTGACGGACAAGATAACCTAGAAGTCGCAAAGTGGATTAGAGATAATCTAGACTATGACCAAGTAATCTCTGAGTTCTACGTAGAGGGAGACCCTAAGTCTGGTTGGATTCACGTATCTTATGTAAGTAAAGAAGAGAATCGTAATAGACCTCTGACTGCACAAAGAGTAGACGGTAAAGTACAATATAGTGTTGGTTTACCTGAATGAATCTGATTTATCAGTATATGATTACCAATGAGGAGACTGAGAAACGAAAAAAAGTTCCTGAGTATCCTCAAGGTAGTCGTTCTGAACTCTATCGTAAAACAGCTGACCTATCTGCGGAATCATTTAGAATCTATGCAGAAAAACTAGATTGTGTTCATCACTATTCTACTAGACAAGTATTTACCGCAGGTAAAACAGGTTCAACAGTATTACTCTTTGAATGTTTAAGAGTAATCTATGACCCATTGTATGATGACTTTGATAAGGTTGCATTCATTGATAGTGATATTATTTGTAATACCGAAGAGAATATCTTTGACCAAACCAACGGATATGATGTAACAGGTGTTTTTGAATCTGAGATTCGTACAGAAAAGGACGGTGGATATAATACGTGGGATTATTCTGATAAGATTAAGAAACAACTAACTGAGAAATACGAACGCAATAACATTCCACTTGTTCCTACTGAATCTCCTTATAGACCTTCTTGTATTACTACATTCAATACTGGTGTATTGGTATGGACTAAGGAAGCACGACTCAAAGCACGAGAAGAGTTTGACGATTGGTATGATTATATGCAAGACGGAGATAAACACGGTGACCCATTTTGGTTGAACAATGACCAACCCTTTATATCTGGACAATTAGTTAAACACGGATTCAATATACAAAGTATTGACCAAACGTGGAATGATACTCCTACTCACTATAAAGATGAACATGGATACAATCAAAACTTTCTTCACTATACTGGTGGAGGAAACAAAGTAGTAATGTTAGAAGACTATAACCAAGGTAAATTTAAATATTTAAAGCCTTGACATTTGTTGTCCTTATTGTTATAATAAGGATATGAAAAAGGAAAATAATAAAGTGTTAGACCAGTATCATAAAGTAATACTGACAGACGCAGACGGTGTTCTCCTGAACTGGGGATATGCGTTTGACGTATGGATGACCGAGAAAGGTTATACCGCAAAGAATAAGTTAAAATATAATATCGGAGAAATCTACGGTATTACACAAACAGAATCTAAAAAACTAGTCAGAGAGTTCAACGAATCTGCACATATGGGATTTGTTCCTCCTCTAAGAGACGCAATCCAGTATGTTAAGAAGTTGCACGAGGAACACGGATATGTGTTTCACCTGATTACTTCAATGAGTAAAGACATAAATGCACAAAAACTAAGAACAATGAATATTAAGAAGTTGTTCGGTAAGACTGCATTTACTAAGTTTATCTACCTTGATACAGGTGAGGACAAGGACGAAGTTCTTGCACCATACGAAGGAACAGGATATACTTGGGTTGAAGACAAAGTAGAAAATGCACACGCAGGTGCAAACTTTGGATTAGATTCAATTGTAATGGAACACGGTTACAATATGGATTGTAAAGACTTCCCTTTAATGAAAGGTTGGAAGGACGTGTATGAATACCTAGTCGGTTAAAATTCCCTATATACTTGTATGAAAAGATATGTAGGATATTCCGAATATTTCCACGATGCTGCTATAGCTATCGTCAACGAAGACGGTACAATTCCGTGGGCAAGTCAATCAGAACGATATAGTGGAAGTAAAAACGACCCTCTAATACCTCCTGAAATGTGGGAGTTTGTTAATGAAGACGACCACGTTACTTTCTACGAAGACATAGATATGCGTAGAGAACAGATGGGTGGATATCGTACTCACGGCCCGTGGTCAATGCACGGATTTTCGAGTGATAAAGTAGAATCACATACTCCAATGCGTAATGCATTGACGTTTGACACTTTCAATACTCACCACGAGAGTCATTGTGCAGGTGCATTCTTTACTAGACCTTGGAAGTCTAAAGAAGATACTGTTATGGTATCGGTAGACGGTTCTGGTGAACTAGAGTCTATAGTTATCAAAGACCACAACTTCAAAACAATTAAACGCATTACTTGGCCACAATCCTTGGGTTGTCTCTATGGATTGGTTGTTAGGTCATCTGGAATGATGCCACTCAGAGACGAATATATTATTATGGGTCTTGCGTGTTACGGTGAAGTTAATGAATATCTTTATAAACTTCTTCATAATTGTTATTATTGGTTTGAGAGTGAACAAGGTAAAAGAGTTAAACAACTAGTAGACTTTGAAAGAATTGCTTATGCAGAAAGTGGATTGTCAGATAAGTATGCTCAATACTCTGACCGAATCAATGATTTTGTAAAAAACCATATACATCGACCTGAAGACGCAGCCGCAACCGTACAAAAGTTCTTTGAAGTAGAAGTAATGAAGATTATGAAAGAAGCACGTAAGTATGGTTCTAAGTTAGTTTACTCTGGTGGTTGTGCTCAAAATGTTGTTGCAAACACTTTAATTAGTGAACTGTTTGATGAAATGCATATTGCAATTGCACCGAGTGACGCAGGTAATTCTCTTGGTTGTGCTGCTTATACGTGGCATAAAGAAACAGGTGGAACACATTTAGATTGGTCTCCATATCTGGGTCATAATATTGACCGAGAAATTAATCCAAAAGAAGTTGCAAAGTATCTTACCGAAAACAAAGTATGTGGTGTTGCAAACGGTAAAGCAGAGTTTGGCCCTCGTGCGTTAGGTAATCGTTCTTTGATTGCAGACGTGAGATATGATGTAAAGGATACCGTAAACGATATCAAACGTAGACATAGATTCAGACCTTTTGCACCTGCAATCTTATCTGAATATGCAGACCAATATTTTGAAGGGCCGATGAATCAATATATGCAGTTTACCGCAATCGCAAAACACGACTATAAGTCCGTGACCCACGTAGACGGAACTGCAAGAGTTCAGTTAGTTGAACCTGATTGTAAGTCTGCAATACGTCAAATACTTGAAGAGTATTATGAACTTACAGGAGTTCCAATGCTACTAAATACATCATTGAATATTCGTAATAGACCTATGGTAAATACTATAGAAGATGCGAATGAGTGGGAAACTAAATACAAAGTTAAAGTATTTTAATGGAGAAATGATATGGTAAAAGAAACCGTAGATACACCTGTAGGACAAGCGACAGTTGATTTAGAAAAATACACTGAGTTAGTTCTTAAGGTAGACGAAGCACAAGATAAAATTAAAGAGATGGAAAAACTCTCGAAGGAACTACAAGTTGTAACAGCAGCTGCAAAACCAGTACCCAAAGGTTTCTGGTCATTGTTCAGAGACGAAAATGATATCAATGAAAAATCAATTATTGGATTTGCATCGTTTCTTATGATGGTTGCGTTTGGTATCTTTGATTTGATTACTGCAATGGACGGTACACCTCTAGAGATATCTGATACAATCTATACGTCTTTTGTTGTTGTGACATTAGGTTCATTTGGTATTGCTGAAGCAGGAAAAGCATTCTCAGGCAAATAAATGGAAAAGGTTAGGTGGAGAGGCACTTGGGGAGTCGGAGACTTTATGAATGCCCTCAATACTTGTCATAACTATTGTTTTGATAACAACACAAAAGTAAATCTGGAAATGCACTGGGAACACGATGAAGATTATCTTCATCACCCAGAAGACCCAGAAACAATTATAGAACGTATGACGTGGATGCATAATCAGTATCACCGTCAAGAAGATGTAACGGTCACTCACGTTTATAACTCAGATTTATTTCCAAAGGGAAATGTAAATCCTCAAAAGAACAAAGACCGATTCTATTTTGATTCAAAAGCATTTAAACCTCATAGCGCTCCACCAAACGATTGGATATTTAAACCTGAATCGTTTGTACCCAAGAAAAAGAAGATAGTTATCTGGACACCTCACTATAATAGTGAACCACCAAGAAAGTGGAAAAGGTTCTTGACAATTGATGATTGGTCTGATATAATCAGCTTACTGCGCTGGGAAGGTTGGATACTAGTAGAATTAACCTACAGAACTCCTATCAGAGATGCATTTAAACAGATACAGGAATGTGATTTTATTTTCTGTTATGATGGTATGTGGCATTATATTGCAAGAAACTTTAGTAAACCAATGTTTATTCCATCTTGGGAAGGTGTAACTGATTATAATACTCCTCAAGCAATAAGAAAACCAAGTAGACATCAAGTACTTGATTTCATAGCTGACGGTGCAGAAGAGTTTAAACCTAATCTAACAGAAATGAAGGATAAAGCAAAGGACTATATAGATATGTTAAAGAGTAGATATCATGACTAGAAAGTTATTAGTTTCAGTATGGACTGATGGAAGAAAAACAGTAAAAGTCTATGCGGACGTAAAAGAGAAATAAATGTATGTTCCTTGGTTCAGTAAACCTGAAAACGAAAAGAAAATATTAAGAGCAGTTAATCTATCTCCGAATGAAAGTATTGTGGAGAAATTACCTGACATACACCCTATGAGACAGATTGCATATGCTTCTGTAATACAGGTTTGTATGTTTGGTTTTATGATATTTATGTTTTGGT